CACGTGAAGATGAAATGAAAGAAGCTTCAAGAACCTATGGTAATGGTTCAAGAAATTACCCAGGTAGAGGTCTTCCTAAAATGAAAGTTGTTACTAACAAAGCTTTAGAAGAAGAAGTTAGAGTTTTAAGACTTAAAAACGAAGAATACAGAAAAGCTTTGAATATCTTCAGAGAAAAACTTAATGAGGTTGCAGTCTTTAATTCAAACTTGGCATACGCAACTAGATTGTTTACAGAACATTCTACAACTAAACAAGAAAAAATAAACATCATGAGACGTTTTGATAACGTCGAAACAATCAAGGAATCAAAAAATCTTTATTCACAAATAAAAAATGAATTAGGTGTTAAAGAAAATACAGTTGTTAAAGAATCTATCGTAGAATCTATTGATAGAACACCAACTAAAGGTTCAACAAACTTGGTTGAAAACAAGACATATGAAAATCCACAATTCTTAAGAATGAAAGATTTGATGTCAAAATTAAAATAAACTAAACAAAACTTAAAAAAATAAAAAAATGGGAGCATTATTAGAATCAGGTCTTGTTGGTAACATTGGTCTTAAGCACCTTAAAGTTATCAAAGAAGATACAATCAACAAATGGGACAGACTTGGGTTCCTAGAAGGTTTGAGAGGTCATGTTAAAGAAAACATCGCTCAACTTTATGAAAACCAAGCATCACACTTAATAAACGAAGCTGCTAGCACATCTTCAGACGGTTCTTTCGAAACGGTTGTATTCCCAATCGTAAGAAGAGTTTTCTCTAAGTTGTTAGCTAACGACATCGTTTCTGTACAAGCAATGAACTTACCTATCGGTAAATTGTTCTACTTTGTACCTAAAATTCAAAACTACCAAACAGGAAATAACAGTGGTATTGACCCAACAAATGGTGGACAACACTACGCACCTTACGGAGCACCTAACGGTCCTTCATCACCTGACTCAGGTTATGATTCTACGGCTAAAAACTTGTATGATAGATTCTACGAAGGTAACGAAGCTGCGTTAGACCCTCCAGGATTGTTTGATTATTCTAAAGGTCAGTTTAGTGCTAGAACAGTTACTGCTTCAACAGTAGTATGGAATGGTACTCAATTAACACCTTCAGGATATGCGGCTAGTACTGAATTTAGAAAAGTTTTAATTGGAATGTCAGGTTTCAATTACGCTGGCGAAGGTAAATTAATAGGTCCTAACGGTAACGAAATGGATACTGAAGAATTCTTGTCTTCATTAACAGTACAACAGAATACAGGTACTCAAGCTATGGGTGTAACTAATGGTTTCTCAGGTACAACTGCAGGTAGTTCATTAGGTTCAGGTAATTTGTTATTTAGAGTAGTAACTCAAAAATATGGTAAAGGTATTGTTCAATACGGTTCTTCATACCAAACAACCTTCCCAACTGACGGTAACGGTGGTTCTTACGACAACATCTGTTCACAAGATGGTGTTATTTACTTGGAAATTGATACTCAAGTACCATGTTCAGTAGGTGCAGGTTCTTTAGACGGTTACTCAGGTATTACAACAAATGCTAACATATCATCAATTAACGTATTCACTTGTACTTATAGAATTTACAAAGAATTGGAATTTGAAGACCAAATTGGTGAAGTTTCATTTGACCTTGAGTCTGTAACAGTATCAGTTACTGAAAGAAAATTAAGAGCTCAGTGGTCACCTGAATTAGCTCAAGACGTTGCAGCATTCCACAACATTGACGCTGAAGCTGAATTGACGGCTTTATTGTCTGAACAAGTTGCGGCTGAAATCGACAGAGAAATCTTGAGAGATTTGAGAAAAGGTGCAGCATGGACTTTGAGATGGGATTACAACGGTTGGAAAAGAGGTACAACTGCAAATCCATTAACACAATACACACAAAAAGATTGGAACCAAACGTTGATGACAGCAATTAACCAATTGTCAGCTCAAATCCACAAATCTACTTTGAGAGGTGGAGCTAACTGGATTGTTGTTTCTTCTGAAATCAGTGCTATCTTTGATGACTTGGAATACTTCCACGTTTCAAACGCAGCTCCTGAACAGGACCAATACAACATGGGTATTGAGAGAGTTGGTACATTAGCAGGTAGATACCAAGTTTATAGAGACCCTTATTTCCCACCAAACACATTGTTGTTGGGTCATAAAGGTAACTCATTGTTAGACACTGGTTATGTATACGCACCTTATGTTCCTCTACAGTTAACTCCAACAATGTATAACCCATTCAACTTCACACCAATCAAAGGTATCATGACAAGATACGCTAAGAAGATGGTTAACAACCGTTTCTACGGTAAAGTGACTGTTGATGGTGTTAGAACATTTGATTTGAGAGAATTGAGATAATCTAACATATCTAACTATAAAAAAAGGGACGATTATTCGTCCCTTTTTTCGTTTACATCCGATTGATTTTCATTCGGTGAATACAGTTTTCTAATACATTTAGAAATTAATTCTGATTCCTCTAATGTATAAACACCTTGTCTATTAGCATGTTTTACAGAATTTATTAAAAAATAGATAGATTGTTCTTTATTTAAAGAATCTAGTAATGTTTGAAATTCTTCGTCATTTTTAAATTTAAAAATATCAAAAATATTATAATTAACCATAGTTTGAAATATTTATATAATGATAGAATTAAAATGTCAAAAGATAAAGTAATATACAAGGATATAAAATCAAATGATTTTACTGTTTGGGAAAATATAAATGAAGCTACGGTATCAGGTGGTTCTGGTAGTTATAAACCGCCAATTAGTCCTGGTCTAATGGATTGGGAAAAAAATGCTTTATCACCTTTTATCGTACCAATCTCAAAATATGAAAGTGCTGAAGTTAATTACGATAGTTTAGATGGAATAATAGATTCAAAAAACGTAAAAACAAAAGAACATATAGCACATAAAATGGCTAAAAAACTTAAACACAAATTTCAAGGAGTTGATAGTGATGGATTGGGAGATGGTGATAACGCTGGCGGTGAATCAGGCGGTAGTGTATCTGAACAAATTTTAAATTTAGTTAATTTGCTCACTGAAGATTTGGCGGTTTGGTTTGGAACTAAGAAAAAACCAAAAGGAAGTAAACAACCAAAAGGTCCTTGGGTTAATATTTGTAGAAAAGTAGATGGTAAACATCCACCATGTGGAAGACCTGATACGTCTAAGGGTGCATATCCAAAATGTAGAGCGGCGGGTGTTGCAGGTAAAATGTCTGACTCACAAAAAAAATCTGCGTGTTCACAAAAAAGGAAAGCGGAGAAAAAAGACACACAAACAGGTAAAGGTCAAAAACCAATATATACATCTTATAAACCAAAAAAAGAAAGTATATTAAGTAAAAGCGTGATTTCTGAAAAGTTTAAAGTTGAACCACATGAATATATTAAACTTTTTGAAAATGATGATTTTTTACTAGTAATACCTTTGACGTTTGACGCATCATGTAAATATGGTGCGGGAACAAAATGGTGTACAACATCTAAAGATAGTGATGATATGTTTAAGAAACATAATAGAATGGGTTCTTTAGGTTATATAATAATAAAAAATAAAGAATTACAAGCCAAATTAGAATCTTCTAAATTTGGTATGTATATAAACAAACCAGGTGAAAATTACTTAGGTGGTAGATATCCATCACCACAAGGAATTATTTTTTATAACGATATTAATGACCCAATGGATTCTAACAAAATCATGAACTTATTTGACAAAACAGATAAGTACGGTCAATTAATGAATATAATTAGAAAATTTACTGATTATAGTGAAGATAAATTTAAAAAAATTGACGATTTAAAAATCAATTAACAATAAGGTGGTGAACACCTTTTTTTTCCGTCTAATCCTTTAATTTTACCTTTACATACTTGAATTGCATATCCATTAGCGTACGCAGAAGGGTAAACATCAAATTTTGCTTTCGCAGCCGATTTGCCTCTACTACAAAGTTTTGTTCCTGATTTCTTTTTTCCTTCATGTACCATTAATCTTTCAATAACTTCCTTTGAAAAAACTGATGGGTCATCGTGAAGTGGTTTCATTTCTTTTTGAACTTTTTCTATATTATCAATAAAATAAATTGCTCTAGCGGCATTAGTTAGTGTTCCTAATAATGGAACATCTAAATCTTGTGGAATGTACTCCTGAATTGTATCAATAAGCTCTTCTATTGTCATCTTCAAAAGTAATGGTGCGATACCCGACGCTAGAGAACCTAAAGGTCCTGTTGGAGTTAGCTCAACAAAACCTTGTAAAGTATCAATAACGTCTACTTCCAAATCGTTTCTAATATCTAACATTTCTTCTTTTAGACTCTCATAGTTTAATTCCATTTCAGGACCTAATAATTGATTTTTTAAATTTTCAAATCTTTGAAGAGTTTTTTCTATTTCATTGTAGTTTTTCACTAACGAGGCAATTACTAATGGGTCGCCTAAAACGTCAACAGCACCTGCGGTTTGTCTAGCTAAGTCACCCACAAAATTTGATATGGTGCTCCAAAAATCGAATGATTCTTTTACTATTTGTTTTTTCATTTCTTATTTACTATTTCAAATTTAAGTTGTCTTTTATAAGTATCTACTTCTCCCGAAGAAAGAACTTTTATGTCTACAAAATATTGGTTTGGAACTTTATCTTTTGTATCAAAGATAAAATAATATTCATTTGATGTTTGATTTATTCTAGTCCAATCTTGAACAATAACTTCAGTTGTACCTTCGTTAACAAATACTCTGTAGTATGCCTTAAAATCAGGATATACGATATTTGAAGAATAAGCCTGTTTAATAGTTACTACAACTTTTCTTGTATCGGTATTTAATATTTTTTCATCTTGTTTAATACCTGAAAAACTAAACCCGTAAGTTTCAGGGTTTTTTGATAAAGTACCGATTTGATAATACTCGTTTGCGGGTCTTAGAATAAATTCATTGGTTATATCACCAATCGCTCTTCCATTGAGTGTACAGTTAACCCAAATATCGTTAAATTGACATGGTGTTGAGTATCCTGTAATTGCTGGTATTTCTACTTCGTATATACCTTGAGTTCTTAAAACTGTTGTTAAACCCGTTAATGAAGATATTAAATCTCCATTTGAGTCGGCAATGTTTACTGTTGGGTTGAAATCTAAATTCGTTGGTGTACCGTTTATATAAGAATATAAGTATAATTTATTTACTTTATTCTCAAAAAATTTAGTTCTATCATCCAAAATTAAATCATCATATGTTGTTTCCAAAAATGGTTCGTAGAATGTTTGTGTATGTCTTGTAAAGAAACCCACCGAATAATTTTCAGTCAATCCTGTTATATTTTCTATTTCGGGGTCAAATGAAATAATATATCCTGTAACGCCTGTCGTTGCACCCGTTAAAATATTATTAATTTCATTAGTCATGTTAAATTCAATATTCTCATTTCCAAATTCAAAATATTGAGTATCGACTAATGTTAGTGCTGAAAAATTTATAACATTTCCTGTACCGTTATTTAAATTGTTATAAACACCATTTGTACTCCACCCACTAATTGTTGTTGAATTAAACCAATTTGATGGTCGATTAGAATATGACTTGTCATTATCCCTGTAGTTTCTTGATGTTAAACTAGCGTTAGAAGAATTTAAATTATTATTGTTGTAATAATCATAACCAACACCTTCATCCCAATTTTGTGGTGTACCTGTTAAATTAAATTTAGGTATTCTAAACAAATTTAAATTAAAACCCGTGGCTCTTCTTCTATTGTCAGATGTTGTTGTGTTTAATAATTCATAATTAAACATTATCGTATTGGTCATTTTAAACACATGAGTCATTGGACTTCCTGTGTAAACAATCCCATTTGTGATTTTTTCTTGTAGTTGTGACAAATCTATGTCAAAAATAAATCTTGAATATCCTGGTGTGGATAAAACATTATCAACCCTACCAAAAAATAATTCAGTTACAGGATTTTGTCCTGTATTTGTAGTACCGCTAGAAATAATTGTGTTATTTCTATTTAGATATGATTTGTGTATAGACATTAACTATAAATATTAGTTAATGCGTAAGTTTTTATTTAAAATTTTACTATCAGCATCGTAAAGTTTTGTTAAAATAGTTTGTATTTGTGTACCATCAACACTTTGTGAATCTGGACCCATATTATGGTATGGATGTACGTGAGAAACTAAAAACCTAACAATCAATTCTATAAGGTCTAATAGTTGTTCACCCCTCACCATAGAATTGGTGTTTGGAATCATGATATTTTCAATAAATTGTTGGGGTATTGTTGTCCCTGAAAAATCTATTGTATCAAAATCAATTTTGGTTACACCTACTTGTGTATCATGTGAAAGAAAAAAAGAAGTGTTGGCTACATTTATTCCATAAACAATAGGGTTAAATTCGTATTGTTCATTAGGGATTTTATATGTCTGAAATGATTTTAGTGGTCCTAATCTATCTTTTTCCGAAACATAACCAATACCTCTGGTTGAATCTTGCTTATTCAAACAGATACCTTCGAAGAATCTCCTTAAGTTTATGACTTCAGTTGCGGAAACATCAACATTTAATTCGTATTTGTCCCAAAAATTTTTTGATGGTTGAAAAACAAAAGGAATTGGTTCATTTATTGTTGTTCCTGTCCCACCTAAGGAAAATGAACCACTATTCATAAGTGATATTACATTGTTAATACCTGATATAATGTCATCACGAGAATCAAATGTAAAATCTTTTTGATATACAGGACCAATTAAACTTTCTTCAGGAAAATCATAAAAACCATTTAGAACACTTGTTGAATATACGGGTCTATAATCTGATATTTTATATATCCTAACGTATCCTGAAAATTTCCCCAATAAACTACCAACACCACCATACACATCATACTCAACTAAATATTTTATTTTTTGTACGACATTTCCTTGTTCTGTAAAAGTTTGACTTGTATTCTCAACCTTTCTTGTGTCAAATTTTTGTAATCCGACCATACCAAATTTTTTGTTAAAGACTGGATTACCATTTTCATTCACATTTTTTTTGTATACTCTAAACATTGCTGAGTCAGGAGGTAATAACATATCAGAATTATTTCTACCTAAAATCCCAATTGTTTTTACATCTGGATATAATCCTGAC